TTACGGCTTTTTGGGAAGCCGGGCGCGGACCGCGGCGTCAACGGCCTCGCAGACGCCGGGGAAGTTCTCCGTGATCGCGTTGTTCGGAATCCGCAGCACGGTGATCCCCCAGGAACGCAGGACCGCGTCCCGCTCCGCGTCCGCCGCGGGACCCGCCGCGTCATAGTGCTGCGAGCCGTCCAGCTCCACCGCGAGCTTCGCCGCGGCGCAGTAAAAATCCAGAATATAGCGGTCGATCGGCCGCTGGCGCATGAAACGCACCGGATAGGTCCGCAGAAAATCGTACCACAGCCGCCGCTCCTCCCGGGTCATGTCCCGGCGCAGCGCCCGGGCGTACCCGGTCTGCCTGTCCCGATCCATCGCTCACCGCGGAAGCGGCGGGCGGCGGGTCATGTGCACCTTGCCGAAGCACGTCACGTCCAGACCCGACCGCGTGTCCACCACGACGTCCATGTCCGCCCGGGCCCGGTTCAGCGAAAACAGATACACGTACCCGTATCCCGCGCTGTACTGCTTGCAGTACGTCGACCCGTCGTACAGAAAGATCCCTACGTCCCCGTCCTGCATCGGCGCGCCCATCGTCACGTACACGTCCTCGCCGTCCCGGATGTACGGCTCCATCGAGTCGCCCGAAATCGTCACGATAAAATCGCCCGGCGTGTCCGCAGGCACGTCGATCTCCTCGTACCCGTCGTCAAACAGGTACGACCCCGGACCCGCCGTCGCCCGGTTCAGAAACCGCTTCATCCGGCGCGTCGGGAACGGCGTCACGTTGTCCCGGCGCACCCGCTCCGCCGCCATGCGCGCCTCCTCCAGCTCCGCCACCGCGTCCATTACCTCCCGCCCGTGGCCGTCCAGCAGATCGTACCGCCGCGCAAGCGCCCGCGCCGCCGCCGACGGCTGCGGCCCCAGCGCCGTCCCCGCCAGCTCCTCCAGCGTCAGGTCCAGCCCCTCCGCCAGGTGCATCGCTACGTCCAGCGCCGCCATCTTCTGCCGCCGCGTCAGGATCCCCCGGACCGTCGAGTCCGGCAGCCCGCACCGGCGCGCCGTTTCCGCCACCGTGAGGCCGCGGTCCGCCATCGCTTTCTCCAACGTCTGCCAGAATTCCATGGCTCTGTTCTCCTTTCGCCGGCGGTGCGCCGGTGTTTTTTTTGCGTGGGGTGTGTGGGGCTTCTCTCCCCCCGTCACGGCGCTGCCGTGACACCCCCCTCCTCAGAGGGGGGCTTTTTCTCTTTCTTTTTTTCTTTCTTTCTCTTTCAAGTATATACCTGGGTATCTTCCCCTGCCGCTTATAGGCGGCAGGGGAGAGAGAGAAAACGATCTATAGAGAGATTCTCCCTCTTAATTCTTATCCTACCACACAATTTCACGCAATGCAAGAAAAATCTTCAAAATATTTCCGGAAAATCTCTTGACACGTCACGCGTAGAGTGATACGGTAAAATTAGAAGCATGCATTGCGTGATTTTTCACACAAAAATCACGCAGGGAGGATAGAAACCATGCACAGAATTCGCATCGAAAAGGACTTTTATGTCCGGCTGCCCCTGCAGGTCGGACTGCTGTACGCCGTGGTCGGGAAATATCCCAGTCGGTGCCGCGCGTGCCGGGAGCGGGACTGCGCGTTTTACAACCCGTCGCTCGACCTCTGCGACTACCTCTGCCGCGCCGGACGCCGGCGCGGCTGCCCGCCCGGGAAAGCCTGCACCGCCTGGCGGGAGCGGGAGTGATTTCGTCGGCGCAAGCCGCGCAGGTCTCGCGACCGTCCGCGACGACGACGTCAGAGGGGGGCTTTGAAAGGAAGGATCTTTTGCTATGACCGATGCGGCGCTCAATGCGGAGACGGCGGTGGCCGGGGCTTTGCTGGTCGACGACCGGTGCCTCGACGACGTGCGCCGGATCGTCTCCCCCGGCGACTTTGCCGACCCCGACGCCGCCGACGTCCTCCGCGCCGCCATGGCCCTGCAGGACGCCGGCGGCGCCGTCGACCCCGTCACCATCCTCGAAAAGCTCGGCAATTCCCCCGCAAGCGAGGCCTGGATCCGCGCCGCGATGGACCTTACCCCCACCGCCGCGAACGCCGCCGCCTACGCCGTTCTCGTGCGCCGGGCGGCCCTCTGCCGGCGGCTCGAGGACGCCGCGCGCCGCGCCGCAGACGCGCCCGACCCCACAGACGCCCGCGCCGCCGCAGACGAACTCGCCTGCATCGCCGACGAGCTCGCCCGGGTGGACGCCGGGGCGGAGAGGCCCGCCGGAACCGGCCTCGTCGGCCCCGCCGACGCCGCCGCACGCTGGCTCGAACGCTACAAAACCGCAAAAGACGACATTTCCGCCGCCTGCTGCCCCACCGGCAGCCCGCGCCTCGACGCCCTCCTGGGCGGGGGACTGTTCCGCGGCGAGATGTACGTGCTCGCCGGCAGGCCCGGGATGGGCAAAACCACCTTCGGCCTCGCCGTCGCACGGCGCGTCGCCGCCCGCGGCGAGCCCGTCCTGTTCGTCTCCCTCGAGATGCCCGCCTACTGCCTCACCGCAAAGCGCGTCGCCATGGACGCCGGGGTCAGCTACACCGAGCTGCTCCGCGGCGGGCTCTCCCCCGAGGACGAGACCGACGCCCTCCGCGCCGCCGCCGCCCTCGACGACCAGCCCCTGTACCTGCTGGAGGACGCCGGCACCGTGGCCGAGATCGCCCGCGCCGCCGCCCGCGTGCCAGGCCTGCGGCTCATCGCCGTGGACTACCTCGGCCTCCTGCGCGCCGGGGAGCGGTGCGGGAATCGGTACGAGGAGATCACCCGCGTGTCCGCCGAGCTCCGGGCCCTCGCAAAACGCCTCGACCTGCCCGTGCTCGCCCTCGCCCAGCTGAACCGCGAGACCGCCGCCCGCGCCGATAAGCGGCCCACCCTCGCCGATCTGCGGGATTCCGGCGCCATCGAACAGGACGCCGGGGGCGTGCTGCTCCTCCACCGCGACGGCTACTACGCCGCCGGGAAAGCCCCCGAGACCGAGCCGCTCACCGTCATCGCCGCCAAAAACCGCCACGCACCCCGCGGCGAGACCCGCCTCGTCTGGGAGGGGAGGACCGGACGGGTGCGGGGGTGAAGGCGTCCGCGAGGGGACACCTCCTCCGGCCGCCGGAGGCGGCCACCTCCCCACGGGGGGGGAGGCTTGAGAGGTGTCTCCGACGGATTGAACCCGATCCCTCAGTCAGCCCTGCGGGCTGACAGCCCCCTTTTCAAAAGGGGGCCTTTGGAGGGTGCCGACGACGAAAGCTCCCGCGGTAGGGGGGCATACCACGACGAAGAGGGAAAAACATGCCGAAACGAATTTCCGAAAAGAAGATTGAGGCGGGGCTGGAGGCGCTCATCGCCTTCTGCACCGACAACCAGGAGCCGCCCGGGGATTTCGTCGTCGAACAGTTCCTCGGCGTCGGCCCCGAGACCCTCGACGCCTGGCGAAGCGCCGCCGTGCCCGGCCCCGGCGAGACGCCCGCCGCCGCCCGGAAAACCCTGCGCCGCCAGAAGCTCGTGCGCCGGCTCGACGCGTTCCGGACCCAGTTCTGGCAGCGGGTACCCTTCGTCAACCCGCGGCTCCAGTCCTTCGCCGTGTTCCACCTCAAACAGCCCGCCTACGGGGGGTTCTCCGACAAGGGCGGCGCCCCTGTCCGCGCCGAGCTGCACACCGACGGCATCGGCGGCGACGAGGCGCTGGAATGACGTCGTCGGCGCGGCGCGCCGTCTCCCTTTTCAAAAGCGCGGGGGATCTCTCCCCCTGTCACGGCGTTGCCGTGACACCCCCCTCGTCAGAGGGGGGCAAGGGGTGCGGGTACCCACGCAGAACCGCTTCGCTGGGCTCTGCGTGGGTACCCGGAACCGCCGACAGCTCCCCCTCAAGGGGGAGCCTTTACGGCGCGATGTGGGCATCGCGCCCTACAACGTCGGCGCGGGGACACCTCATCCACCGCTGACGCGGTCCCCCTTCCCACGGGGGGAAGGCTTGAGAGGACCCCTCAGTCGGCGGCGTTGCCGCCGCCAGCTCCCCTTAAAAGGGGAGCCGAGTCGGCCTGGCAGAACAGGCGATCGTCCGCGCCGACGACGTCAGAGGGGGGCAAGACCGAATCGAAGCCCAGCGAAGCGGGTTCGATTCGGAGAGGAGGCGCAGCCCAGCGCACGAGCATTGCCGCTTGCGGCGATGCGAGACCAGCGCGGCTTGCGCCGACGAAAGGATGGCGATACCGCATGTATGAAAAGACCGTGGCGTGGGACCCGGGGACCGCGAACCCGAAGCAGATCCGGTTCTTCCGGAGCCGCGCGCCGTTCACCGCCTACGGCGGCGCAAAAGGCGGCGGCAAAACCTGGGCCGTCCGCGTCAAGGCCGTCGGCGGCGCCCTCCATAACCCCGGCATCCGCATCCTCATCCTCCGGCGCACCTACCCGGAGCTCGAGGAAAACCACATCCGCCCCGTCCTCGCCATGACCCCGCCCGAGCTCGCCGCCTACAACGGCAGCTCGCGCCTCCTGCGCTTCGCAAACGGCTCCGTCATCAAGTTCGGACACTGGAACGGCCCCAACGCCGAGCAGGAGTACCAGGGCCTCGAGTTCGACTGGATCTTCCTCGACGAGGCCACCCAGTTCACCGAGCGCGCCTTCCGCTACCTCGGCGGGTGCCTGCGCGGCGTCAACCGCTTCCCCAAGCGCATGTACCTCACCTGCAACCCCGGCGGCGTCGGCCACGCCTGGGTCAAACGCCTCTTCATCGACCGCGACTTCCGCCGCGACCCCGAAAACCCCGAGGCCGACGAGAACCCCGACGACTACGTGTTCATCCCCGCCACCGTCGAGGACAACCCCCAGCTCCTCCGCGCCTCGCCCGGCTACCTGCGCATGCTCGCCGCCATGCCCGAAAACCTCCGCCGCGCCTACCGCTACGGCGACTGGGACGCCCTCGGCGGCTGCTACTTCGCAGAGCTCGACGAGGCCCGGCACACCTGCCCGGATTTCCCCGTCCCGGCGCACTGGGCCCGCTACCGCGCCGTCGACTACGGCCTCGACATGCTGGCGTGCCTCTGGGTCGCCGTGGACGACGGCGGGCGGGCGTACGTCTACCGCGAGCTCGCCCGCAAGGACCTCACCGTGCGCGAGGCGGCCGCCGCCATCCTCGCCGCGGAGACGCCCGGCGAGACCGTCGCCGCGACCTTCGCCCCGCCCGACCTCCGGGCCCGGCAGAAGGACTCCGGCCGGTCCATGGCCGAACTGTTCGCCGCCGCCGGCGTGCCGCTCACGCGCGCCTCCAGCGACCGCGTCCAGGGGCACATGCTCGTCAAGGACGCCCTCGCCCCCGGACCCGACGGCAGGCCCGGCCTCGTGCTGTTCCGGTCGTGCGCGCGGATCCTCGGCGACCTGCGCGACATCCAGGCAGACCCCCTGCGGCCCGGCGACTGCGCCCGCACGCCCCACGACGTCACCCACACCGTGGACGCGCTGCGGTACTTCTGCATCAGCCGCGCCGCCCCCGCGGAGCCGCCCCCGCCCCCGCCCGACCCCGACGACGGCGACGACGACGGCGGCGACGCCTACGCCGCCTTCCTCTGCGGCGGCGAGGCCGGCCGCGGGTATCTTGAAATTTGAGGTGATTGTGTGAAAGGGATTTTTGTCGGCGCGGTCCTCGCCGGCGCCGTATGCGCGGCGGTGCGCACGCTGCGACCCCTCAGTCGGCCCTGCGGGCCGACAGCTCCCCTTTGCGAAGGGGAGCCGGGGGGCGGAGGCATCATGGGGAGCAGGTGCAAATCTGTGAGAACACCTCATCCACCGCTGACGCGGTCCCCCTTCCCCTCGAGGGGAAGGCTTGAGAGGACACCTCCTCAGTCACGGCGTTCCGCCGTGCCGGCTCCCCCTCAAGGGGGAGCCATGGGCGTCCGCGACGACGAAGGTGTCTGCGACGCATTTGAAAGCATTTTGAACTACAGCTTCGACACGGCGAGACGCGCCGCGTCGGGGAAGGAGGAAGATACCGATGCGTAAGAAACAGATCGCGGGGGAGATGCGGCGATTCCCCGGCCCCCCTGGGGAAACAGGGGGGCTGTCGGGCGAAGCGAGACTGGGGGGTGGGACCCCTCAGTCGTCCCTGCGGGCCGCCAGCTCCCCTTTGCGAAGGGGAGCCGGGGGGGCGCGGCAGAGTTCGCCGGACCCCTCGCGAAGGGGAGCCGGGGGGGCGCGGCAGAGTTCGCCGGACCCCTCGGAAAGGACCGGACGCGACGACGAGCAAAGCGGGTACCCACGCAGAGCCCAGCAAAGCGGGTCTGCGTGGGAGAGGACGAGCAGCGGAGCGGGAGAGCGTTCGGCTTCAGCCGGACGCGAGCTTAGCGCAGCTTGCGAGGACGACCTCGGCGTGTTCAATGGCAGGGACGAGCCGGACGTGGAGAGCGTGTGGGCCCTCTACCGCAGGGGGCGCGACTTCCACGCCGCCATCGGCCTCGACGACACCGTCCGCACCAACGAAAACTTCTTCGTCGGCCGCCAGTGGGAGGGCGTGCAGGCCGCCGGCCTGCCTACCCCCGTCTTCAATATCCTGAAGCGCGACGTGCTGTTCGTCGTGTCCACCATCACGTCCGACAGCCTCAAGCTCCGCGCCGCGCCCCTCGCCGCCGCCGCCGGCTCCCGCGACCTCGAACGCCCCGCCCGCATCTTTACCGACGCCTGCGAGGCCGTGTTCGAGCGCGCCGACGTCGGCAGCCTCATCCGCCGCTTCGCCCGCGACGCCGCCGTCCGCGGCGACGGGTGCCTGTACGTCTACTGGGACCCCTACGAGCCCGCCGGCGGCGGCGACCGCGGCGTCATCCGCACCGAGACCGTCGAGAACACCCGCGTCTACTTCGGCAACCCCAACGACGCCCGCGTCGAGACCCAGCCCTTCATCCAGATCGAGTCCCGCGCCATCGTCCGCGAGCTGCGCCGCCGCGCGCGCGGCCTCGGCTGCCCCGACTGGGAGAGCATCGTTCCCGACGACGACGCCACCCGCCCCGACGACCCCAAACGCACCGACGACAAGACCACGCTCCTGCTCACCCTCTGGCGCGACCCCGTCACCGGCTCCATCCGCGCCTGCGAGTCCACCCGCACCTGCATGGTCCGGCCGCCCTGGGACCTCGGCATCCGGCGCTACCCCCTCGTCTGGCTCAACTGGGACCCCGTGTCCGACTGCTGCCACGGGCAGGCCATGATCACCGGCCTCATCCCCAACCAGATCTTCATCAACAAGATCTGGGCCATGTCCATGCTGTCCATGATGGCCTCCGCCTACCCCAAGGTGCTCTACGACCGCGCCCGCATCCCGCACTGGTCCAACCGCGTCGGCGAGGCCGTGGGCGTCGCGGGCGGGGACCTCAATTCCGCCGCCCGCATCCTCGACCCGGCCCGGATCTCGCCCCAGATCTACCAGTTCATTCAGCTCGCCGTCGAGCAGACCAACGCGAACCTCGGCGCCACCCACGTCGCCCTCGGCGACGCAAGGCCCGACAACACGTCCGCCATCATCGCCCTCCAGCGCGCCGCCGCCACCCCCAGCGAGCTGACGAAGCTCGCCCTCCGGCAGGCCGTGGAGGAGCTCGCGCTCGTGTACCTCGAGTTCATGGCCGCCTGCTACGGCGTGCGCGAGGTCGACGCCGAGACCCCCGAGGACGTCGCCGCCGCGTTCCGGTTCGCCGGGCAGACCCCGCCCGACACCGTGCGCGTGCCGTTCGACTTCGCCACCCTGCGCGATCTGCCCATGCAGATGCGGCTCGACGTCGGCGCAAGCTCGTATTACTCCGAGATCGCCGCCATCCAGACCATGGACAACCTGCTCCGCATGGGCAAGATCACCACCGCGCAGTACCTCGCCCGCATCCCCGACGGGTATATCCCCGACCGGCAGGGCCTGCTCGACGAGGTGAGGGCAGGGGAGTAGGGGTGCGCGTCCTCTCCCGCGCAGAACCGCTTTGCTGGGTTCTGCGCGGGGTTAAAGAGGTAATTTTGACTCGATCCCCCAGTCAGCGGCAGGGCCGCTGACAGCCCCCTTTTCGAAAGGGGGCCTTTGGAGGGCGCGGAGTTAAAAGCCTCCCTTTTGAAAAGGGAGGTGGACGCCTCCGGCGGCCGGAGGGATAGGGTCAAAATGCGTCGCAGACACCTTCGTCGGCGCGGGGACACCTCATCCACCGCTGACGCGGTCCCCCTTCCCCTCGAGGGGAAGGCATGAGAGGACCCCTCAGTCAGCCCTGCGGGCTGCCAGCTCCCCTTTGCGAAGGGGAGCCGAGGGGGTGCAGAAATATGAAAAGGAGGATTCAGCATGGAAGAAGAACGGTTGACAGAAGAAGTGTTGGAGACGGAAGCGCCTGCGGCGGAGGACGCGGCGACCCCTCAGTCGGCGGCAGAGCCGCCGACAGCTCCCCTTGAAAGGGGAGCCGAGGAGAACGGCGGGCTCGACCCGGCGCGGAGAGAGAGCTTCCTGCGCTTTGCCCGGGCCTACCCCGACGTGCGGGCCGACGACATCCCCGACGAGGTCTGGATCGACGTGATCGGCGGCGCCGACCTCACCGAAGCCTACGTCCGCGCCGAGAACCGCCGCCTCACCGCCGAGGCCGACGAGCTCCGCCGCGAACGCGACAGCCTCGCCCGCGAGATCCGCGCCGCCGCCCGTTCCGCCGGCAGCCGCGCCTCCGCAGGCGCGCCCCGCGCCGCCGACCCGTTCGACGCCGGGTGGGAGGGTTGACGTCGTCGCGGGGGAAAAGCCCCCCTCTGAGGAGGGGGGTGCCGCGAAGCGGCGGGGGGAGAGACGTCTCACGCTTTTGATACCCGGTTGGGGATCGGTCTCTCCCTCAGTCGGCGGCAAAGCCGCCGCCAGCTCCCTCGTCAGAGGGAGCCTCTGACCCGAAACACGGCAATTATTAAAAAGGAGTGTGTTTTATGGCAATCAATCTGGCATCCAAAGCATCCGATAAGGTGGCCGAGCGGTTTCGGCTCGGCTCCGTCACCGAGGGCCTGTTCACCAACAAGTACGACTGGACCGGCGTCGCCACCGTCCGCGTCTACACCGTCGACAACCTGTCCCTCGGCGACTACGACAAAACCAAGGTCTCCGGCAGCCGCTTCGGCGCCATCGCCGAGGTGGGCGACACCGTCCAGGAAATGACCGTCACCGACGACAAGTGCTTCAACGGCGCCATCGACAAGGGCAACGACACCGCCCAGATGATGGTCAAGTCCGCCGGCGCCGTCCTGCGGCAGACCACCGACGAGGTCCTGATCCCCTACGTCGACAAGTACCGCCTCGCAAAGCTCGCCGACGGCGCGGGCACCAAGGTCTACAACGTCTCCCTCACCAAGGCGAACGCCCTCGAGACCATCCTCACCGCCGGCGCGGCCATGTCCAACAACAACGTGCCCAAGCCCGGCCGCGTCCTGTACATCGGCGAGACCGAGGCCCTCAAGGTCAAGCTCGCCGACCAGATCGTCGGCGTCGACCGCCTCGCCGAGCGCACCATCGTGTCCGGCGTCTGCGGCGCCATCGACGGCGCCCAGGTGCGCATCGTCCCCGACAGCTATATGCCCACCGGCGTCGTGTTCCTGCTCGTCAAGACCGGCTGCGCCGCCGCGCCCAAGAAGATCGAGACCTACCGTATCCTCGACCAGCACCCCGACATCGACGGCCACGTCGTCCAGGGCCGGTTCCTGCACGACTGCTTCGTCCTCACCGCCCGGAACAAGGGCATCTACGCCGCCTTCAGCGGCAGCGAGCCCGAGGAGGCGTAAGGGGACTGCCCTCTGTGCGGCGCGACGGCCCACGCATCGCGCCGCAAAAGGCTCCCCCCTTGAGGGGGAGCTGTCAGCCGCAAAGCGGCTGACTGAGGAGGTGTCACGTTTTTCTGACTTCTCCCCGTGCGCCTCCGGCGGGGCCATCTTTCTTTGCGCCTGCAAAGAAAGATGGAAAAGAAACAGGCTCAAGGGGGGATTTCGATTTCCCCCCTTGAGAATCCCCCTTGAAACGACCAATCAGGGGGCCTGCGGGCCCCCTATTTGGAAAAACCCCCGGGGGAGCGAAATCGGTGCCCTGTTCCGTTTGTAGGGAGCGACACCCACGTCGCTCCGACGAGGCGTTGTCGGGATCTGCGAGAACACCTCATCCACCGCTAAAGCGGTCCCCCTTCCCCTCAAGGGGAAGGCAGGGGAACGACCCCTCAGTCGGCCTGGCAGAACAGGCGACCGTCCGCGAGGACAAAGAAAGGACTACCACTTATGGCAACTGTACAGGACATTTTCAACGCCGCGATGGCGCTGACCGACGAGCTGGAGGCGGACGGCAGCGTGCGGGAAACCGCCGCCGCACTCTACGCCGCCCGGACCCCCGCCGTCGTCAATCTGCTGCTCGCCGAGCTGCGGCTCTGCCTCGGCAGCCGCGGGCCCGCCGACACCGTCGCCGCCATGACCGACGACGTGCCCGCCGACGAGGGCTACGCCCGCGCCGCCCTGCCCTGCGGCCTCGCCGCACACCTGCTCATCGACGAAAACCCCGCCGCCGCGGCCTTCCTCCAGCAGCGGTACGAGGCCCTGCGCGAGCGGTTCCTCCGGACCCTGCCCGCCGTGCGGTCCGGCACCGTCGACTGCTACGGCGGCGTCGAGTTCGGACGGTTCGGGAGGTGGTGAGCGTGGCGAAGGTGTACCAGGGGACCGGCGACCGGTTCCTGCGGATCCGGCGGTTTGCCGGCGTCAACGAGGCCGTGGAGGGCGACGCGCGCCTTGCCCCAGGCGAGGCCGCCGTCATGCGCAACTTCCGCGTCACCGCCGGCGGCGCCCTCCGCCGCCGGCCCGGCAGCCGGAACGTCGCCGGGCTCATGCAGGCCTACACCGCCTACGTGGACGAGACCGTCCCGGCGGCCGAGGCCGTCACATACGGGCTGCTCCCGTCGCCGCTCGTCCTCTGGCCCCGCATCCTGGCGGATTCCGTGGGCCGGGTCGTCGGCGACGGCACGCCCGTCGAGACCGACCGCGACGGCGCGGCCGGATACGAGGGCTGGTTCCGGGAGACCGAAAGCGGCATGGCGCGGCTTGAGAGCCTCGCCGTGACGCCCGCTTCCGGCGAGCTCCCGCTCGACGGCGGCGCGGCCGACGTCCTGGACCGGGCCGTGATCGCCCGCGGCCGCGTCGACAACTTCGGCGGCGAGACCCACGAGGAGGGGCCCGAGGCCCTCGGCGTGTACGAGCGCGCCGCCTGCATCGACGGCGTGTTCCGCGGCGCGGGGGAGATCCTCCCCGCCGAACGGGCCGTGTCCGAGACCGTCGGCTGGGTCACCGAGGACGTCGGCGGCTTCGCGTCGGACGACGCCGGCGCGCTGTACCGCTACTACGGCGCGCGCACCGAGCGGTACGCCGCCGCGCGCTATCTTACAAAGTACGCCTGCGTCCGCACGGCGTACACCTACGTCTACTACACCGAGGGCGCGTGGGAGATCGTCAGCTCCGGCGTCGACGGGCCCGGCGCGGGCTACGCCGGGACGGCGTCGTACCGGTTCAATTCCTCCACCGGCGGCTACGGCCCCGACGGCGCGGACGTGACGCTGCTCGCCGGGCAGTCCGGCGCGCTGTACCAGACCGGCACCGGCGTCACCTGCAAGCGCGTGACCTACACCCGCATCGACGACACGCACTCCCGGTGCGTCATCGCCTACCGGACGGCCCGCGGGCCCTACACCGGCACGTCGTACCAGGACACGGTCGGCGCCGCCGTCGGCTCCGTCGTCACCGCCGACGACGAGCAGCCCGAGACCGCCGACGGGTACGTCTTCGCCGGGTACGCCCAGCGCGGCGGCGTGACGTTCACCGTCATGCGCGCCCCGGACGGGACCTACTGGGCCTACGCTCCCGATCCGGCGCACACCGAGACGTTCTTCGTCTGCGAATTCGCCTGGTACGGCGACCGGCTGGAGCCCCGCCCCGATACCGCCGTCTGGCAGTGGCGGGACGCCGCCTCCCGCCCCAACGACGCGGGCACCCGAGTCCGGGGCCTCTGGAGCGGACGCGTCGCCGGGCGCGACGTGCTGTGCGCCGTGTGCGGCGGGTTCCTGTGGGAGCTCGTCCGGGACGCGCAGGGCGCCTGGAGCAAAACCGCCTGCGGCGCGGTGGACGCCGCGGGCGACGTGCACCTGTTCGGCTTCGACGACTGCCTGTACCTGCTCACCGGGGCGGCCTACCTCGTCTGGGACGGCGAGACGCTGCGGAGCGTGGCCGGATACCGGCCGCTCGTCGCCGTCGCCGTGCCCCCGGAGGGGGGCGGGACCGCGCTCGAGCAGATCAACGCCCTCACCGGCGCGCGCCGCGCCCGGTTCTCCCCGGACGGCTCGGCCGTGACGTTCACGCTGCCGGAGCAGGGGCTCGCGTCCGTGGACTGGGTGCGGTCCGGATCGACGCCCGTGCCCGCGGCCGACTGGACCGCCGACCTCGAGGCCGGGACCGTGACGTTCGACGCCGCGCCCGCGCGGGGCACCGACTGCCTGGAGATCGCCTGGACCGTCTCCGAGACGGGCCGGGACCGGATCTGCGCCATGCGGTACGCCGAGCTGTACAGCGGCGCGCAGGACAGCCGCGTATTCCTGTACGGCGACGGCTCCGCCGCCGCCGTGTACTCCGGCCTCGACCACGAGGGGCGGCCCCGGGCCGATTACTTCCCCGAGCTGAACCGCGTGACCGTGGGCGACGCGAACACGCCCCTCACCGCCATGATCCGGCACTACGACACGCTGCTGGCGTTCAAGACCGACAGCGCGTGGGCCGTCCGGTACGACGCGCTGACCCTCGCGGACGGCGCGGTCACCGCCGGGTTCTGGGTCTCGGGCGTGAACCGGGCCGTGGGCAACTGCGCCCCCGGGCAGGCGCGGCTCGTCGAGAACCGGCCCCGCACCCTCGACGCGGGCAGCGTCGTCGCCTGGCAGGCCTCGAGCTTCGGCAGCGTCTACGCCGCCGACGCACGCAACGCCGTGCGCATCAGCGGACGCGTGCAGCGCACCATCCGCACGATGGACCTCGCCGCTTCCCACACGTTCTACGACGGCGTCGGACACGAGTACTACGTGTTCGGCGCGGACGGGACCGCGCTCGTGCACAGCACCGACGCCGACGCCTGGTACGTGTACACGGGCCTCGACGCGGCGTGCATGGTGCGGCACGGCGACGGGCTGTATTTCGGCACCGGGGACGGGAACCTGCGGCACTTCTCCGACGATTACCGCGACGACGAGGGCGCGGCGATCGACGCGGAGTGGGATTCCGGCGCGCTGGACTTCGACCGCGACAGCCGGCGCAAGTACAGCGGCATGCTGTGGGTCTCGCTGGCCCCCGAGGCCGGCGCGGCGGTGGAGGTCACCGCCGAGACCGACCGCGGCGACGAGACCGGCGTGTGCCGGTGCGGGGCCGCGTCCGGAGGGGAGCCGCCCCGGGCCGCACGGCTGCGGCTCCGGCTGCGGAAGTTCGCCGCCTGCCGCCTGATCCTCCGCTGCGCCGAGCCCGGCGCGGCCGCGACCGTCACCGCGCTCGACGTGCGGGCGCGGTACGCGGGGTACGTGTGGTGAGGGCGTCGGCGCAAGCCGCGCCGGTCTCGCATCCGGCTGAAAGCCGAACGCCCGCGCGGCAGTCCCTCAAAGCCCCCCTCTGACGTCGTCCTCGCGGACGGTCGCCATTCTCGCATCCGCCTAGGGCCGAATGCTCGCGGGCTCCGTCGCTCGTCCTCTCCTCGTCGGCGCGAGCCGCGCCGGTCTCGCTTCGCCGCAAGCGGCAATGCTCGTGCGCTGGGCTGCGCCTCCTCTCCCACGCAGACCCGCTTCGCTGGGCTCTGCGTGGGTACCCGTTTTGCTGGGCTTCGATTCGGTATGCCCCCCTCTGACGAGGGGGGTGGTCCGCAGGGCCGGGGGAAAGAAGCCTCCCCCTTGAGGGGGAGGTGGCCGCCTCCGGCGGCCGGAGGGATAGGGTTCAATCCGTCGGAGACACCTTCGTCGCCGCGGGGACACCTCATCCACCGCTGACGCGGTCCCCCTTCCCCTCGAGGGGAAGGCTTTTCGGCGCGACGGCCCACGCATCGCGCCCTACAACTGGAACAGGGTACCGATTTTGCTCCCCTGGGGGTTTATCCAAATAGGGGGCCCGCTCGTCGTCGCGGACGGTCGCCATTCTCGCGCCGCCGCAGGCGGCAGCGCTCGCGGGCTCCGTCGCTCCTCCTCTCCCACGCAGACCCGCTTCGCTGGGCTCTGCGCGGGTACCCATTGGTCGTTTTAAGGGGGATTCCAAACACCAAATCGAAATCCAGCAAAGTGATTTCGATTTGGAAAGGAGGCGCGGCGATGCGCACGAGCCCTGCCCTTTGGGCGGGGCGAGAATCGCGACGCCTGCGCCGACGCAATCCCCCCTTTGGCGCGCTCTTTCCCCCTTTTCTCTCGCGCAAGAGAAAAGGGGCCCCGCCGGAGGCGACGAGGGGAGAAAGTCACAAAATCGTGACACCTCCTCAGTCGGCTTCGCCGACAGCTCCCCCTCAAGGGGGAGCCATGAGACGCCCCCTCAGTCAGCGGCAGAGCCGCTGTCGGCTTCCCTTACGAAGGGGAGCTGAGGGGGGTGCGGCGGAGCTTGCGAGGACGAAAGAAAGGAGAAACATCATGCATGCAATTCTGAAACGCGGGGACGCGTATACGATCCCCGTGCGCGTCACGGTGGCCGGAGAGATCCTGCACCCGGACGACATCGAGACCGCCGAGTTCACCCTGGGCCGCCGGGTCCGGGTGTGCTACCCGGGCGCGGCGGGGTACGACCCCGAGACCGGCGTGTTCTCCGTGCCCCTCGCCCAGACCGACACGTTCCGGCTCCCGCCCGAGCTGCCCGCCGCGCTCGACGTGCGCGTGCGGTTCCACGGCGGGAACGTGATGGGCCTGCGCCGCCCCATCGTGCTGTATATGGCCGACGCGGGCTCCCGGGAGGTGCTGTGATGGCCGAGATGATCCCGATGCTGGAGGCGGAGCTGGGCGAGGCCCGGCTTCTGCAGGGGCCCAAGGGCGACCCCGGCGACACCGGACCCCGCGGCCCGCAGGGCGAACAGGGTCCGAAAGGCGATACCGGCTCCACAGGGCCCCGGGGCCCGACCGGCCCGCAGGGGGAGACCGGTCCGCAGGGGGAGACCGGTCCCCGGGGAGAGACCGGCCCCGCCGGGGCCGACGGCGTGTCCCCGACGGTCACGCTGACCCGCGAGACGGACGGCGTCACGATCACCGTCACGGACGCGTCCGGCACGTCCGAAGCGAAGGTGCTGGACGGGGAGGTGTCCAAAGCGGAGCTGTACAAGGCGTTCCCGACGGACACGGCCTCCGGCGCGGAGGCGAGCTTCCCCGACGGCGCGGACGACGTGCCGGTGAAAGCGCTCACCGCGGAGATCGAGCTCGTACAGACCGGCAGCGGGTATCCCGCGCCTGACAACGTGCGCCCCATCACGGGCTATACGGGCGTCGCCGTCTCCGTCGGCGCGGTATCCGGCACGGCGGACGAGACGTACGCCGTGTCCTGGCAGACCGAGGCCGGGACCGTGTACGCCGGGACGATCACCGACAACGGCGACGGGACGTGGACGCTGACCGTGACGCACAAAGCGGTGGATCTGGGCGATCTGGACTGGGCGTACAACGGGCCGACGTGGGGTGGGAACTATCGAATGAGCAGCGATACGATTTCGGAAATGCTGACATTCAGCGACAATACCTCCCCCGCGCCCATCGTCTGCACCTGTTATCGGACACGGAGCGCAGACAGCACATATTTGGAGAGCGCCGGAATCTCGCAGGCAGGGAGACGCTTTTACATCTATGACCCGGACTACAATACAATGTCCTCGCCGTCCGCGTTCAAGGCGGCGCGGGCGGGGCAGCTCGCGGTGTTTCCGCTGACGGAGGCGGAGACGTACACGCTGGACGCGGATTCCGTGCGGACGCTGCTGGGGCAGAACTGTGTGTGGGCAGACACGGGCGACGTGGAGGTGACCTACCGCGCCGACGTCGCGCGGTACGTGGAGAAAAAGCTCGCCGACGCGGGGGCGTAGGGGAGCGCGGCGTATCTCTCCCCCCGGCCCTGCGGGCCACCCCCCCTCGTCAGAGGGGGGCAAGGGAAAAATGCTGCGGGCCACCCCCTCCTCAGAGGGGGGCAAGGGGTGCGGGTACCCACGCAGAACCCAGCGAAGCGGTTCTGCGTGGGAGAGGAGGAGCGACGGAGCCCGCGAGCGCCGCCGCCTGCGGCGGCGCGAGAAAGGCGACCGTCCGCGACGACGACGACGAATAAGGAGGAGTTTACGATGACGGAAAAAAGGATCCGCGGAACGGCGGCGGCCTGCAGGGCCGCGCGTCTCGCGGGAAAGGAGGCGAACGCCGATGGCGGACGCATATAAGCCCGTCGGGCTGTACCGGGACGCGGGCGTCGCCGGCGAGGACGCGGCGAAGCTCCGCGACCTTGCCCGCCAGTGGGAGCGCGCAAAGGCCGCCGGAGACGCGGCGGCCATGACCGCGGCCCACGACGCCGCAGAGGCCATCCGCGCGGGCTACGGCTACAGCGGCGGCTCGGACGGCACCGAGTATCTGCCCGCGGGCGGCGGGAACGCAGGGGAAAACGGCGCGTACAGCGCCGCCGTCCTGCCGTCCTACCGCGCCCGGGAGGCGCAGGTGAACGCCCTGTACGACGCCGCGCGGGACGCGGAGGCGCAGGCGCTGGAGCGGGCGTACCGGAAGAACGCGGAGACGCTCGCGGCCTATGAGGCGGCCATCCCCGGCGCGTATCAGGCCGGGGCGAACGCGGTCGCAGGCGACGCGGAGCGGGAGCGGCAGGCGTTCCACGAGTACGCCGCGGCCTCCGGCCTCGCAGACGGCCCGGCAGGGCAGGCGCGGCTCGCCATGGCGGTCCGGACCCAGGGGGACCTTGCGCAGCTCCGGGCCGCGGAGGCGGCCGACCTCGCCGACGCCGCCGGACAGCGCGCCGCGCTCGAGACGGCGTACCGGGACGCGGTGGCGCAGGCCCTCGCAGAGGGGGAGTACAAGCGCGCCGCCGCGCTGCTGGACGAGTACCGCACCGCGGAGAAGTCCCGCGTGGACACCGCCCGGGACCAGGCGGACGAGAACTACCGGGCCTGGCAGAGCGGGCAGACCGCCGCCGCCGCGGCGGAGAAGCAGGCCGCGGCCGAAGCGGCTGCCGCACTGGAGGCGGCAAAAGACCGGGCGGCCGCGCTCGCGGCCTACGGCGACTTCAGCGGGTATCTCGCGCTGGGGTACACGCAGGCGGAGACAGACGCCATGCGCCGCGTCTGGGCGGCGAAGAACCCGAAGCTCGCCGCGGCTCTGTCCGCAGGCTCCGGCGGCGCGTCGGCAAGACGGACGTCCGCCGCAGGGTCCGCGCAGACGGCGGCTCCGGCCGCACAGACCGCCGCGGCCCCGGTCTCGGCGAACGCTTACGACGCCATCGCCCGCGAGGCGCTGCAGTATTCGGGCAATCGGCAGAATCTGGACGCGTTCCTGTCCGGCATGGTGGGCGCGGGCCGCATCACCGCGGCCCAGGCGCTCGACATCGGGCGGATGATGGGGATGTAG